AGTATCCACTCTAGTTCACACTCAAAAGGTCTTTGTCCTGGCTTTGGATTGACCTTGCCCATAAGGAACTTTGACTGCCGAATCCAGTTAAACAGTTTTTCGAAATACTGTAAACCGTCTTCAGAAGACTTCCATTCCAACCTGGTCGCTGTTTCTCTCCACCTAGCCTTAAGCAGACCCTCCCTAGTTTTGTTCCAAATTCTTACCTCTGGAAGCTCTGGAAGAACCCTGTGGAATAGATCAACAACCTCTTTGTGAGAGCAAGTCGGGATGCTTCCCGACAAAGAACCTTTAGGTTCTTCTTGTTTTAATATGGTTACTGGTTCTTGGTTTATGGTTATTGGTTCTTGGTTAGGGTTACGAGTGGGTTGCGAGTCGGAACCGAGTGGGTTTTTCTTTGGCCTTCCACCCTTACTGCCATTGGTTCTGTTGGTTTCGCACATACCGTGATAGTCCTGTATTTCTTGGTCTATCCGCTTGTGTTTCCACCCATCTTCTGAGTAGATAAAGAAGTCCTCCAGAACCGCAAGCAAAGCGTTTTGCTCCTCTTGGGATACCAGTCGTAACCGCCTCGAAACCGACTGGGTTTCTTTCGGTATAGGCTTTTCGTCTAGGTAGTACCAGTCGATCAGATCACGATAGATGGAATGTTCTAGCCTTGAGAGGTGAACAGTATCTTTGCGGTAATCACCAATGTTGAATTGGTAGTAGTGCAAGCCAATCTCCTTCGGTGCTATCCCCTACCCGGTGGCATTCCGGCTGGTCAGCACCCTGACGGGTTAAAGATTCGGTCAGATAAGGGACAGCCCGAAAGGGACTGGCTATCTGCCCAGCTATGCGCCGCCACAGCGCAACACCTAAGATATAGCAACCCGCCTAAAAGTTCAACTACACCGCTTTCCCTCGGAAATACGCGGTTTCCCCTATTACCTCCACCAACTCTGGAGGCAGGAGCATCCCCGTTTCGTCAAACGTCAGCACCGCAAAGCCAGATGCCCACGGCACAGGGTTGCCTTCTAGGTACAGGAACTGTTCACCGTTAGGTTCTGCAAGGGTTCCTGTGTCTACGCCGTATCTACGCCCGTTGTAGTCCCCCCAAGGGGTTATTTGTAGCTTGTGGAGGTGGCCAGTCACGATGTTTCGTCCAGCCTTGAGCACATTGTTGTAGACCGCGTGGATACCGTTGTGCCACCGATGCTTGATAACCGTGGATTCGTTTATGTGCATAATGTAGCCGCAATGCCAACCAGGGAAATGGTCGAACAGGTCAGCACCGAACGCACCCTCGACCTCTGGCGCGTTTATCTTCATATACCGCCACAGACGGATGTCGTGGTTCCCGTAGAGCCAGAACAGTTTTGCGTTGTGCGCGGCCTTCTCGATCTCTCCTAGCCGATCCTGGCATACCTCTAACTCTTGCTTAATGGTAGGGGTCTCATGCCTGTAGAGAGGGTCGTGTCGGCTTATCCTGGCCCCGTCGAACACATCACCGTTTAGGACTACCGCATGGGGCTTTAGCTGCTTGCAGAGCTTTATAAAGGCTTTGTGCGCGACCGTAGTCTCACCAGGCCAGTAGTGGCAATCGGAAGCCACTAGGATGGTCTGTTTTGTTGCTTCGTAGTGGATATGAGTCTCTGAGATACGCACAGAGTTTGAGTATTGTTTTGCAGAGTAAGACTCAAGACTTAGTGCGTGGTCTCGTTCTATCCGTAGTCGCCTGTTGTAGACCGTTCGTTCCGAAACTCCAAGGATGTTTGCTACCTTTACGGGTGAGCCGTGCTCTTTCATCAGGGCGATAAAATCTTCGTCACTACAGACTGCTTTAGGCATTTACAACTCCTTTGGGTCAAACCCCAGTTCGATGCCTACCGCGTGGGACAACTCCAGAAATCGTTCGTCGTGGAGTTCCCAGTTCTTATAGCCAGCGAGATGGAGTTTTTGGTGGATCATTTCGTGGGCCATTGTGCGTAGTAACGTGTCTACATGGCCATGCTTTGCGGATGAGATAGTGATGATTCCGCGCTCGTCGTACTCCCCGTAAAACTTCTGCCAGTTTCTGACGCGAAACTCAACCTCGCAGCTTGGGGGGAGCCTCCAAGACCGTATGGGCGCAAGACTGCACAAGAACTCATACGCAGCCACGCAAGAGGCGCGAGTCACTTTCACGCACCGCACCCTAGCATATAACTGTTACAAAACAAAAGTTTATTCATAACTGTTAAAGGGTTAAGAAAGTTTGATCGATACTGTTTGACATTTCCCAAAAAGACTGTTACAATGTTTTCACGGTCGAGATTTCTCCCAGACCGGATGAAAAAAGGAGAAGCACAAATGATTAGCCAATACGACAAAGCCTACAAAGAGTATTCAAGCCTGCCAGAAGTTTTGGTAGACCCGCTTGATATGCCAGAAGACATTAGCCACATGGTCTACCGCGCACAACATGAGATTGACCTCATAGAAGAAGGCGAGCGAGATGACGATATGCCATCGCGCACAGACATAAACAAAATCAAAAGATTTATTAAGAAGTGGTCTGGCAAATAACTAACGGGGCTTCGGCCCCTACGGAGAGAGCATGGAAGACCTGCAATACCTTCACTATCAGCAACAACTAGAGGAGCAAGAGCGCGATGAACTTCTTGCGGATGGTCTGCTATTACCTACGGTGTGGCCACAGACTGACAACAGCAATCAAACTAGCGAGGGAAAGAAACAATGAGTTCAAATACTGGCGTAGTAAACATTCGCGGTAAGGAGTACCAGACCGTTGCCCTGCGAGTGCAGAAGTTTCGTGAGGCGCATCCGTCTTGGTCGCTTACCTCAGAAGTCCTGTTCCGTGACGCGGATTGCGTAGTTATGAAATCCATCATCGCAGACGAGACTGGTCGCATCCTGGCAACAGGCCACGCAGAGGAGTACCGCAAGTCTTCACAGATCAACGGTACATCTGCCCTTGAGAACGCAGAGACAAGTGCCCACGGACGCAGCCTCGCGGCCATAGGAATCGGCGGGACAGAATTTGCAAGTGCAAACGAAATAGAGAACGCGATCCACCAACAGCAGAAACCGCATCCCAAGCGCAAAGCTTTGGAGGTAGCGTTTGCCGCGGTAGACAGTATGGCCAGCCTGCAAGCATTGTGGGCAAACCTGAGTGCAGAAGACAAGAAAGTTTCAGAAGACCTTAAAAACGCAGCCAAGGAGAGAGTGAAATGAACGACGCACAACTGATTATCAATATGCAGCAGATCATCAACCAACTAGAGAAGGTCACACGGTCTAGTCGTTTGGTGGACTATGTAGAGGTACGCGAACTCTGCAACAAGCTGGAGAACGATGCCCACGCGCTTTGGTCTTGGGCTATGACCGCAGAGGATCAGATGGACATGGAGTCTTGGAGAATCATGCGGGAGAGGAGACTCAACAAATGAACGAATACCTAGACGGTGCTCTGGTGGCCGTGTTTCTTGCGGCCCTCTTTATCCTCCTCAACTTCTTGCCCGAGGTGCTGCTCTATGGTCTATAGCGAAAAGGAAGAACCCTTCTGGTGGGGCATAGCCCTCGGAGCCATGGCCACATTGCTAACGGTACTTGCGTTTGCTAGACTGTTAGAAAGCCAAGAGCCGCAGATACAGATGCCGCAGGATGTTATCGCGGCCTATAACCAGGGCATAAAAGACGCACTAAAAACAAATCCAGCTGGTGCAGAACTAGAGATGGCTTGCCTGGAACTGTGGGGGAAGAAGCAATGATGCTCGATACCAAAGTGAGGTTTGTGGAGTTCGTGGAGAGGATTCCGCGCTGCACCGACCAGGTTACTTTCAATGCTTGGAGGGAGATGGCCAGAACCGTTCCCCCTCCTCCCAAAGTGGGATTTTGTGCAGATTGCAACTTGGACTTTCAAATTGCACAAAAAGCCGCAGGCAGATGCGAAAACCCGCACATAGTGTTTCGCAAAGACGAAGACGGGTTTATCTCTGGATGCTTACCAAAAGGGGAAGAAAATGCGAGTTAGCGGAGTGCCTTACGAAGTAGAGCCGCGTGCGAATCAGCTGCAAGGTACGGGCGAATGGTTCAATGCCCGAACTGGGAAGTTGACAGCCAGCCGTATGCGGTCTGCCATAAAACGCCTGAAGAACGGTGAGGATTCAGCTGAACGCAAAAATCTCAAGATCGAGATACTTTGCGAGAGGATGACTGGCGACATTGTGGATAAGTTTGTGAACACCGCGATGCAATGGGGGATTGAGAAGGAACCCGAGGCCAAAGCAGCGTATGAGTCCAAGACAGGAAGACTTATCACGGATGTTGGGTTTATAGACCACCCGCGCATAGAGTTCTGCGGGGCAAGTCCAGACGGGTTCGTAGAAGATGGGCTGATCGAGATTAAATGCCCGACCACCGCAACCCATGTCTCTTGGATACTAGATGGAGGCATCCCAGAGGAGCACAAAGCGCAGATGACCCTGCAAGCCGCCGTAACGGGCCGTGGCTGGGTTGACTTCGTTTCCTATGACCCTCGTATGCCAGAACCACAGCAACTGCTTATACGCCGTTTTTACCCCACTCCTGCGGAGATTGCAGAAATAGAGTCTGAGGCAGAGAAATTTCTTGCGGAGGTGGATGCCTTGTTTGACACCATAACCAGAAGGGAAATGATCGAATGAACTACGACAACAATCTGAGGGGATTAATCTCCAAAAATGACCGCAAAACCGAGGATAAGCACCCAGATATAAAGGGTCAATGCGAGATCGACGGGAAGGAGTATTGGATTTCTGGCTGGCAGAAAGAACGGAAAGACGGGACGGGGAAGTTTTATAGCCTAGTCTTCCAAGCAAAAGACGAGGCTCCTAAACCTAAACCTGAGCCAACGGCTAAAAGCGATCCATTTCTTGATGAGACGATTCCGTTCTAAGATAGATACAGTTCTTTCTCGTCCTGCCTGCGCCTGACAAGCCCAGGCAGGACTCTCCCACCAGCTTTAGTCCACATCAGAAACGCTTCCGCTGCACCCGCGTAATCTCTGCGGTTATGGCGCATACGAATAGTAGAGCGTTGCAGATTCCCAAGACCCACATTGAAGGCAAAGGAAACGAGAGCGTCAAACCTACCAGGAGTAAGGTTAGCAGGACATAGTCGTAATACGCCTCTTTCAAAAGTTGCAAGGTCAGCTTTGAACATTTCGACCAATTCTTCTTTTGACCATACACGGTTATGCTCCTGGCGTAATGGATACTCTTTGCGAATCATCGGAATGTCTTTGCCTGCAACCCGAACCACAGGGAGACGAATTTGTTCTTGATATAGAACCGCTCCCCAGCCGCAAGTCCAGATATGCGCGGGGCAAAGATATGGCCGGTTCCTAAACCCTTCAAACCTGTGCATCAAGTCAATACCAGCAGAAGATGTTTTCATCTGTTGACCTTATCTGTGCCATGCAATACTATTGACAGCATGAAAAAAATACTTGTTCATCAAAAAGGTGTTGATTGGCTTGTTTGCGAAGACGGAAGCGTTTTGCGCCCTGCTTGGACGTCTTTTACAACGCGAAACAAAAGTGGGCAAGTGCAACGCTTTGTCTCTGAACACAAAGAAAAGGTTTTAGCCCCATTTCTGAGCAAAAGTGGATACCTTGTTGTGTCTGCAAAGATTGGCAATAAACGCCCAAAAATGTTTTTGCACAGGCTTATTGGAATTGCTTTTGTTCCTGGCTATAAAGAAGATTTGCACATAAACCATATAAATGGGAACAAAACAGACAACCGACCAGAAAATTTAGAGTGGGTTACAAACGAAGAAAACGTTTCCCATGCTTGGAAAACTGGTCTTGTTGATCTGAGGGGAGAAAAGCAACCATCTCATAAGCTGAGTCAAAAACAAGTGCTGCACATCAGAAAAGCATTGCGGTCTGGAGTATCAGCAAATTCCTTGTCAATAATTGCCAATGTCAATCCATCAACAATTTACTTAATTGAACAAGGGAAACGCTGGGCTCATTTATTATGATTTTGTCCTAGAGAACGCCCTAGTCCCAAAATGGAACGCAATGATAGAAGATACGATCTGCATCTCATCGTCTGTGAATACTAGATCAAGAGCCAGACCAAAGTCCACGCCCGTCTGGATCGCCCACCACATAGCAACTAGGTTAATGATGACCAACTCAAGCACAAATATGTAGGTCACGATAGGACGCACGCTAGACCGCAGATTGACCACCCACAGACTCGCACCCTCACCGATCTTTGCGTCGTGCTCCAGAGCCGCCTTAATCGTGTCTGTCTGGCCTTGCAGGGCGATCTGGTCTGTCCGTATATCCTCGATCCTCTCTTGTGCTGCAAATCCCTGTGCGGCCAATGCGAGTTCCCTTTCGGTCTGCATCCGCGCAAGGTTCAACTCATGGGCTTTGTCCTGACGATCTTGGAAGAACTCCAGAATTTTAGGCAGACCGCCAGCAAGGAAGGAAACGAGGGTGGTTAGTAATGTAATCATGCGTAACTCAAAATGAGATCAATCATTATGTAAATGCCGATACCGCCTATGGCTAAGACACTGAGGATGAGTACGCCTGTAAACAAGTCCTCTAGCAACTCTTGGCGACGCATCTTCTGTTCTTGGATTGCCCGAATCCTACGCTCACGGATAGACCGCCGTATCTCGTAGAACTCTCTAAGACCATCCATACCGAGATGACACAGGCCGCCATACAAGAACTGGTAACGAATATCTGCCTCTATCTCTTTGGTTTTTACTTTTGCGGCATAGGCATCAAACGCTTGCTTAGTGTCATCACCAAACTTCAGCTTGCCAAAGATCGGAACCTTCTTAGGCTCGGAGACCTGCTCAAGAATATCCGCAGCTTGCGCCCATTGGGACAGTTGTCCCATAACATCCTGGACTTCACGGCCAACCTCGACAGCCTTCTTTATGCCGCCCCAGATTGTAGTGATCGCGGCTAAGGCTGTGATTGGGTCCATGTTTACTTCTTAAAGAAGTGTTCTACCGCGCCCCACGCCAAAGCAGATACCGCGATAATCCACAGGATAGGCTTTGCAAGCTGGGCCAACCAGTTCAGCACCTGGAAGGCTCCCGCAGCTGCTTGGAAGGCAGCAACCATGCCTGCGGTGTTCTGGTCTATATGATCGACCTTCTTTTCTACAGCTACCAGTCGGTCATAAATCTGCTTGTGGCTGACTTCTTCCATCATTCACCTGTCTGCGGAGCCACCCAAAACGGGTCATGGGGAAATTCTACATTAGGAAATCCCTCAGTCTGTGGCAGGTCACGCAATGCCTGACGATAGGTTGCCCACGCAGCTTTGTCTACAGGAGCATCCGCAACTTGGGTCCAGTCAGAAGCAGTCAGCAGGCGGTCACGCTGAGCACGAACCTGGGCAGACTTAGAGGCAACATCCGCAGCGATTTCCTCTGCGGTCTTGTCCTCTACCCGAACGGTGTAAGCCCATCCGTCTTGTAGGTAAGGATCGCACGCAACAAGTTTCTGGGTAGAACGGTCGTGCGAAAGGAAAGCATTTACCTTTACCGCATCGCGCTCTGCTAGGAACTCATCTGACGGGCCAGAAGCAGGAAAAGATACGTTAGGAAATATGGTCTTGTAATGGGCTACTTGCCCGTCTTTGTAGATAAGCATGACTACTCCTTATTGATCGGGGAATGCTTTAGTCGGGACGCTAAAGTTAGCGGTATACCTAGCCACTTTGGTAATACGTAGCTCGTCTATGAAGCCGTTCATATAACCATTTGGATCATCGCCGTATCGCCCAATTACACAGCCCGTATTAGAAAAGTTTGTTGTATTAGATACGCTTAACCCGCTAACTCCGTCTATGTAAATATTTATGGTTCCTGAACTACGAACCATAGCAAAATGATGCCAAGTGTTTATTGATACGCTGTTTGATGTACTAGAACTATAGGCATTGTTGCTATAAAAACGAAGTTTTCCAGTAGTTGCTATCACCAAAACAAAAGAAGTTGTTCGGCTTGCGATGCCGCCTATTGGCAACGTATCAAAAAGTGTCTGTTCACTAGCTAATGAGGTTGTATAGACCCATCCTTCAACCGTAAAGTCACCAGTGCCAAAAGCAAAATCAACACTATTAGGGGCAACCACATAGTCACCGTTCCCATCAAACTCCATAGACCCTGTACCGTACTTTTTCGTGGTGGTGTCTATCTGAGCATTGCCGACTGTCTCTAAATTGTTCTTGCCTGTGTTGTCGAATATGCCAGCGTTGGTGAAGTTGAGTAATGCTGTGCCACCTGTAGGTGGTGCAGTTGGAACTGTAATTGTCTCTGCGGTTCCTACAACATACTTGAACCCCGCAATGTAGCCATTCATCGGGTTAGCATTGCCACGATCCGCACCAATGTTTAGTTGCTCTGTTTGGTTAAAGTCTGTAGTTACTGTTGCCTGACCGTCGTTTACACCGTTAATGTATAGCTTGGTCTGATTGGTTCCAGTCCCCTCACGAACCACCGCAACGTGCGTCCATGCTCCTGCCGGTATTGTGCCGGTAGAGTCTATGTTAGTTGTTGTCTGAGTAAACCGCAGTTTATTGTCTGAATGTACTTGAAACACCCAACCTGTAGATGCGCCACCTTTGGCTGCAATAGAATGAACTGCACCAGCAGCATTGCGATATATCCATGCTTGGATAGTAAAGTTACCTGTGCCAAAGCGTAGCCCTGCGGCATCAGCAATAGAAAGATAATCCCCCGTACCATCAAAATACCCACTCCCGCCAGTAACAGTTGGTGAGTATGCTTGGGTCGGTTGGAAAGGTGAGAAGGCTGTGACTTTTACATCACCGTTGCTAGTGATCGTGAAGTTGTTCGTCGAGTTGTCTACAAAGCGATTGGATTGGCAGGTGAGCAGGGAAGTGTTGGAGATTGCTGTTAGGGGCGCAGTAGGAGGGGTAAAAGCAGAGGTGTATACCGCAGCCCCGCTTCCGCTGACGATACGGACGTTTGACATATAACCAAGAATTTCTAGCCCAGGATTGCCAGAGTAAACTTCTCGACCAATCCGTGTTGTTCCAGACCAAGAGGTGCTGTTTGTTGCTGTGCCTTGAGAAACACCATTTAGATAAATCGTGTTTGTTGTGCCGCTTCTAACCCATGCAACGTGCGCCCATGTGTTTGCTGAAACACTTCCTGATCCAAGCAAAATCTGGGCATTGTTGCCGAAAATTCGCAAAGCACCTGTGTTAGTAGTATGAAAAATAAAGCCGCCACTAACTGCGGAATCTCCAATTCCAATAATTGCTTGACCCGTTGAGACAGACGGCAAAAACACCCATGCTTCAATTGTAAAATCACCAGATAGCGTAAGGCTGTTTGTGCTTAAGAAATCCCCACTCCCATCGAAATAGTTCGACCAATACCCCGCACCTACAGAAAACGGGCTAAACGTGCCTTGGGTGGTGTTGCCATTGCGCGTAATGGTGAAGTTGTTGGTAGAGGAGTCTAGGAACGTGTTGTTCTGCGCTCCGTTCGTGCCATCGCCGTGGAGAAGTAGGACTGTCTGCTTGAAGTCCTCGTCTGCTTCCTCGCCAGCCTGCCCCGCAACCGCAGCCAGCATTGGTATTAAGTCTGCCATGTCAGTCCTTACTTGGAGTCTATGCTCGCAGCCATGCCGTGATATGTCGTGCCCGCATCCCTTGTCACAAACACAAGAATATCCTTCCCAGACGCGGTAAGAGTAGGAGCCGCACCAGCAGGCCAATCTACCGCACCAGGCCATGTCTGAGTATATGCCCCACCGTTTGTCAGTTCTAGCACGAACCCGCCAAAGTCTCCAGACGCCACAGGATTGGTAAACGCCCAGGTTGTCGCAGCGGTAGAAGTCGCAGAGAAAAAGTTTGCGGACTCAAAATTGATCGTCGCCGCAGTTCCCGTATTTCCTAACGCTGAACCCTTAATCGCGTAATCCAAGAGTTTAGGACGAATCAGGTTGTTGTCCTGCATCTGGACTGCCGTGACAGTAGCAGTCCCAGTAATGCTCGCCGTGACAATGTTTGCGGTGGTAATCGCCGCGACGTTTGCGTTGTATGTATCAGCACTCGTCCCACTCTGGAAGTTCTTCAGGTGTGACATAAGCGTGCGGATCGCATCGTTTATCCCAGAGGGAGCACAGCCTTCCGCAATGTCGATACTTTGTATGTCTGTGTTATCGCCAGCGGTTGCTGAGTATTCACTAATCTTAGTCTTGGGCATTTCTTACTCCTGTTGTGAAGATAGTAGGCCGCGCATTGCTGTTATTGGCACAAGCGAAGGCTGGCTAGGGGTTTGTTGTTGAGCGATCTGTTCTATAAGACGAGAAACGTCGCGTTGGCGCAAAGCCTCTGCCCCACGCTTTCCAGCTTCTGCGGTTACGGCCAAAGGAATTCCGATCATTGGATCCATTGCAGTAGCGCCACCAGCAAAAATACCAGTTACAGGTCCACGAACCGCAAATCGCCCAGTAAACCGCAACATCTGTTGCAAGTTTCCTCCACCCCTAGCAATACGTTTAATTTCGTCCTGTTCTGCCTTGCTAAACGCAGCCATGCGCTTTTTGTTGGTAGAGAGGTTTGCAAATTGATTGCGAAGGGTATTGTCTAGCCCAGCTTGAGTTTGTTGTGCTGCCCTAGTCTGAGCCGCGTCAACCATATCCTCAATTACAGAAACTTTGCGGGACTTTTGATAAACCTTGCGAGCCTCTTTTAATGCAGCAAGACCAACATCAGGTTTTCCCGCCTGAACATTTTGCGGCCCAATGTTTTCAACAAGATCATCAAATTGATCTATAAGTTGCCCAGCAATACGCTGTTGATCTGGGTTGTCAAAAGTACGGCCTGGCGCACGAACAATGCGACGAAGATTGTCTAGTTCCGCAAGAGTTTTTGGAGTTGCACCTTCCTCGTCCAATCGACGAAGAACACTTGCAATCTGCGGATGCAAACCAGGGTCATAACCCTCATCAAACGCTGTTTTAGTTAGCTTTTGGGCCATGTTTTGAACATACCCAGGAGTAACTACAAGACCAGCATTTTCTGCCCGTTTATAGGCTTCGTTAGCTTGTTTGCGAAGTTGTTCTGCAACAGGGGCTTGTTTTGGTTGTCTACGAACTCCAGCAGCACCACCAGTAACAACCCCAGCAACCATTCCGGCAGTAGGGCTTCCTGTTTCCTCTGTAACCTGTTGCGCTACAGGTGCAGCCGCAGATGCAGCCGCTAATTGTCTACCTGGTGCTTGCGCTAATTGCTGACTAACTTCACGCGATACAGGGCTGGTCAATTGTTGTGCGGCCTGTCGTGCAAGATTAATCTGACTTCCTGCCCCTGCTAACGCCTCCGCGCCAGCACCTGCAATGCGCTCTATACGCGTTTCTGGTTGAGGCAAACCCATTGTTGTAAGGGTCTGTGACAAAGCCTGAGAAGGCGGTGTGACTCCCATCAAACGGGCAAATGGATCAGCAATTAAGTTTGGTAGTGCCGCAACTCCCTGAACAGCAGCGCGGCTAGTCAACCCAAGTTGTCGCTGAAGTTGCGCTTCAATACCCTGATCTTGTTGCGGAGGTGGTTGTGTAGCAGTAGCCCCGACAGATTCATCATAAAGACGCTTTGCGGCAGCATTTATCTCCTGCTCCGACATGGAAGCAGGAAACGCAACTTGCCCAACATTAGGAATGTCAATAACGATGTCATCCATCACTCAACCTTTCCTGTGGCTGGGTTGTAACGTCTTATTCTTGGTTGAGTTTGAGTGGTGGACGGAACCTCTACAGGTCCAATTCCAGTACCTTCAACCGCAGACTTTGGAATGCTCTTAAGCCGTGAGTTCCACTTGGTAATTGCACCTTTTGCCACTCGCTCCTCAATATCAAGCTGAGTCTTTAGTGCTTCTGGGGTGTAATCAATCCTACCCAAACGAGCGTTTTCCAAGAACTGACGATCTTTGTCGGTAAACCCTTGACCAGCACCAAGACCAGATGCGCGGATGCTGTCAAGAGTCGCTTGTGCTCGATTGGCCATCAGTCGTTGAGTGTTTGAAATAATCTCGTTTGTGTCTTTTCCAGTTACTCCTAATGCTTGACCAGCCGCAGCAATCTGCAACTTTTCGTTTGCAAACTTACCAGTAAACACTTTTCCGTCTTCTAAAAGTTTTCTGGTTTCTGCAACTGTCTGAAGTTGTTGCGGGGCCGCTCTTGCAGTTTTCAAAAGTTCAGTATCGTCTTGAGCAATCTGACTTCCTAGTGCCTCACCATATTTCTTCTCAGTTGACACATTTACTGGAACATTAACGGTTGTTCCTGGGGGTTTTTTCATTTCAACAAATTGCTCTAGGGTTGTTCCAGAAGGAACCAAACCCGCTTGAACCGCAGCGTTGTATTCGCCAATGACACCAGGAGCATTTCTAGGCTCTCTAAACATAGCTTCCGCAGCCTGTTCTGGGAACGCTCTAAACCTTGCTTGCTGATCCGCTGGAAGCGTGCCGACAAAAGTCTCAAGCTGTTGTTGGCGTAAAGCCTCCTGTTGCCGCTTACGCTGTAACTCCTGCATCTGCTGGCCTGCAATGATCTGCCTCAGCGTCTGGTCTATGCCGCCCTGATAGGCTTGCATCCCTACAGGAAGGGCTTGACCCAAGACTTGACCAAGACTCGGCCTACGCTGCCCAGGTGCGCCCTGTGAGGCTTGCAGAAGTGCAGAACCTAACCCGAGTAAACCCTGGGTTGTAGCCTGCTGCTGGGCCATTCTCTGCTGATCTGGAGAGAGGTAATCTAGTAATCCGTTCATTGTTTATCCTAAGAGCGATAGAACATTCGGTAGAAGTGTTGGCTGATACATCTGCCGCAGTTGTGCTGGTGCGGTAAGACTAGAAACGCCAGGAGTTCGTGCCTGTAATTGTAGTAAGGAAAGCAGTCCAGAGTAGTCCACGCCTTGAGATCGACCGCTTTGTGGGAGTCCTTGTTGCTGCGGAATGATGGGATTCTGCCCCGCACCAAGTAACCCTCTAGCTTGGTTTGCAAGCCTAAGTGCATCAGAAACAGAAATGCCTGACGCAGCAGCACCTGGGGCTGCAAGGTAGTCTGTACTAAATACGGTATTACCTAGTACGTTTGGGTTGTTTATAAAAGACTTGGGATCACCAAGAACAGGTGTAGCGCCAGTAGGAACCATACCTAACTGCGAAACTGTGCCACCAGAAACAGGAACAGTTACACCTGTACCACCTCCCATGCTCGACAAACCTGGAGTAGTAGGAGTTTGTAATCCCTGACCCGCAGCACCAGGAGTTATCCCCGTTTGCCCTATTTGACCAAACTGCGCGGTATCTAAAAGACCTGTCCCGCCAGCAGAACTCCAACCACCAGTTCCTGCCCCAACCGCAGCGGCTGTTCCAGCCTCAACACCAGCCCCAACACTAGGAGCAAAAACAAACCCAGACGGCGCAACCACACCAGCAGTTCCAGCACCTCCAACAGCAGCGGAAGTAGCAGCACCAGAACCAACGGTCAAACCAGTTCCTCCAGCCGTTCCAGCCATCGCCGCAGTAGTTCCACCAGCACCAACCGTCAAGCCTGTTCCAGCGGCTGTTCCAGCGGCAGCAGTTCCTCCTGCGGCAGCGCCACCAGCAGCACCAGCACCAGCACCAGCACCAGCGCCAGCACCAGCAGCAGTTCCTCCAGCAGCAGCGGCAGGAGCGGCCCCTAATGCAAGGCCAGCAGTACCAGCAACAATAAGGGCGATGCCAACTTTACCAAGGGCGGTTTCATACCATTTTTTACCAGGGTCATACCATTGCCCAGCAACATTACCGTCCTCGGTAGCCCATGCACTCGCATTAGGCCTACCAGACGCTGATACGTTGAAATACCTTTGGCCTTGTTCGTTTGTTGCTAAACCAGTAATCCCGCCAAAAATAAATCCGTCTTTTTCTTCACCTACGTCATAGGTGTTAAATTTGGATAGATAAGTTTGAGAAAGGTCTGTTGGTACTAAGTACCCTTGCTTGTCATCAAACGCGCTTTTCTCGTAGTCGCTCTTAAAGTTTGGCGCAATCTTCTGAAGCTCGTCTACAGAAAACGGTTTTGCATAAGGCTGGAACGCTTGGTTGAACTCTTGATTTAGAACCCCAGGCAGATAGTATTGCTTGTTGTCTAAAACGAATCCTTTTTCATAGACAGACTTCGGGACAAAAGTGAAATCTTTCCCGTATAGGTTTACATCAAAACCAAAGACATATGGTTCTGTTTTGTTTTCACCTAAATGTATAACTTGTCTTGCCATGATTTAACTCAGCAGACCACCCAAAGCACCAAGGCCAGCACCAAACGCAGTAAGTTGTGGAGTTGTATATCCAAGCGCTCCCGTCTGACCACCGATCATAGAACCTACCCCACCACCCAACGCAGCCAAACCAAAAACATTTGCCGCGCGATTGGTTTGAACTTCAGGGGTTGGTGCATATTGCGATCCAGCCATCGGGGTTCCGTATACGCTAGATAAGAAACTCTGCAACTGTTGTACTGGTGCTTGCTGGGCAAACTGGAACCGCGCCATCTGCTCTTGCAACGGAAGTCCCGCAATCGCCTCACGAGCCGCACCTATCTGGCTTAACTGTTGGCTTGGCAGGAACTGTTGCCCGTAAATCTGGGGAGCCATCTGCGCTGCGTTTATCTGCTGCGTAAGGGCTTGTTGTTGCCGATTACGCTCTGCCTCGTACCCTGTGTAAGCGATATTCGCCGCGACGTCTCCTATAGCCCGCCCTGTGGCTTCTGCCGCACGCCCTTGTGCTCTTTCCATCGCACCAGAGCCATACCGTCCTGCACGCGAAAACCCGCTTGCAATACCAGGCATCGTCTGTTCTTGGTATTGTTGCATGATCGGACGGGTTGCCGCCTCTATCGCCATCTGCTGATAAGGATTGCCCATCAAAAACGCGCCGCCTGCTGTCGCTCCTAAACCTCCTAGACCGCGCATATAGGACTCTTGTGCGGCTTGCAGAGAGGAAGGTGCGGAACGAGCGATCTGCTCCTGTGCCGCAAGCGCGTCTAGCGTCTGCTGGCTGGGAGATACATAAGTCTGGCCTGGGAAAAACTGCGGTTGCGTCTGCAAAAACTGTTGTTCAGCAGCACGCAGTCCTAACTCCAGATACGGGCGTAGTGTCGGGTCTATAGCAGATGTCCCGCCGCCACCAGCAGAGCGTAACTCAGGAAGCGTTGCAGGGTTCAGAGATGGTGTCGTGGCCATAGTAGTGGTTCCAGGTTGTTGTGCTTGCCCTCCGATCCCTACAGGAATACCACCGAGGAAAGACGGAGAAGGTGTAACGGGTTGGGTTACAGGGGTTACTTGCTGAACAGGTAATGGTTGTTGAACAGGTAAGTTCTGCTGCGCGGTTGGCTGTGTAACTGGTTGCGTAGTTGGCTGTGCAGACAAGAAAGAATATTGCGGGAGAGTAGGAGTCGGAACTGTTGGAGCAGTTACTTGTTGAACCGCAGGCGCACGCAACTCCTCTGGAAACTCCTCGACCGTGGTCGGAATCTTCCCAGTCTCAAATATGTAGTTAAGCCGCCGTTGGTCTAAGTCCTGAGACGCCGCGACTTGTGCTTGGGTTTCTGCCTCTTGTTGCGCTAGTTGCTGGCTCCGCTGCTGGAGATACTGCTCTGGCGTGCCACCAAATCGTTGTGCGTTTTGAACAGCGAAGAATGCCCGTTGCGCGTCTTCTAACTGCCGCTGCAATGCTTCTTGTTGTTCGTATGCGGTATCTACGACAGGACGAATTTGGCTTGCAAGTTGTTGCTGTTGTGCCTCGATCCTGCGCTGTTCTGCGGTACGGAATCCAGACAGTTCCTGGGCTAAACGCTCGTTTATCGCCTGCTGCTGTTGTTGCTGGAACGTCTGCGGACTGAGCATCGTCTCAAGCCCAGCCTGATAATCTTGCTGCTTCGGCAGAAGTTCTGTGTTGAGATAGTTCTGAAGATACTCTCGGCTTACAGGGTTTAGACCTTGTGCTTGATAAGCCTGCCGCT